TTGTCTGGCAGGATGGCGATGTCCACAAAGGTGGCAAGGAAGAACCCAAGGTGGATGCCAAACGGGCACGCCGTTTCACATGGCATGATGAAGACCTTGAACACCATGATGATCATATCAAGGAAGTACTCACCGAGAAGTTCCAGCTAAAGCCGGAACATCCGGGCAATTTTGAAGCGCCGCACCAAATTGAACAGGAATATGATCACTCTGAACATCCCTTCAACAAAGTCAATTTCCATGAATACACGAATGCAAATGGTGCCAAGCGCAGTTATATAGGACCCACCCAACGAGGCCTGCTACATTACGCTGAACGCCATCACAATCTCAGTCAGGAGGAACACCACGCCTCGGATTGGTACAAGGGGTCAGGCGCATATGATGTCAACAGCCATCTGCGCAAGCAGGGCAAGCTGTTTAAAGATCAGAAAAAGGCTTACCTCAAATCACAGTATGGTTCCAAGCCTAAGTTTGTTGGCGACAAGTTCAACCACCCCGACAACAAATATGGTGCCCAGTCCCATGGCTCCGATAAGGGATATTTCAATCCCTACAAGGAAAAAGCAAAGGCTCCACGCCCTGATGCTCACGATCATGGTGACTTGGAAGATCAAATTGCACATCTGGATAGTGTGACCAACCATCCAACCCCGGAACATCACACGGTGTTTCGCGGAGGTCATCCCGGCGATTACGACAAATTCCCGGTCGGCCATGAGTTCACAGATCATGGCTATACCTCAACATCCTTTAAACATGGCGTTGCGCAAAGCTTTGCGGATTCCAGTGCCAAGAAGAAACATGCTAAGCGCGATTGGACAAGTAAGAAAATTGTACATGTAATCCATGTTCCGAAGGGTTCGAAGGGCCACTATTTCGATACAGGGTCCACCCATGCCTATGAACACTACAAGGATGAAGATTACGATGGGACCAGCGGACACGAATACAGCAATTCACATGAGAAGGAATTCGTGCTGCACCGGGGCACCCGTTTCAAGGTAACACACCACTCGGAAAGTCCCGATACCCATTACATCCATTCGCGGGTTGTCTCACAGGGTCAGTATCCACGAATGAACATGAAGGTGATGCAGGGGAAAGGCCACAAGAAGGATCAGGGCACCTTCCCGTTTATGAAACAAAACAACACTAAATAACAAAAACTAGGGGGATTTTAGGTCCATGGCATTCAATGTCAGTACGTTTCGAGCAAATGGTTTGCAGGAGGGTGGTGCTCGCCCGACCCAATTCGAGGTCTATGTGTTCCCTCCTTTCGGATCGAATGCATCGAAGAACTTCCAGTTCTTGTGCCGGGCCTCGCAGATTCCGCCTGCACCGCTGGATTCAATCCCGGTTCCTTACTTTGGTCGCAAGATCAAGATTGCCGGTGACCGAGATTTCCCGGATTGGACGGTGACCATCCTCAACGATGAGTCCTTCGATATTCGCGTCATGATGGAATCATGGTCGAACCGCATCAACATGATGGTCTCCAACGTCATGGACCCATCGATGTTCCCGTTGATTTATAAGTCAACAGCCAAGGTGATCCAGTATGGCAAGACCGGAGACATCATCCGGGCCTATGACATGATCGGTATTTTCCCGACCAACGTTGATGCCATCCCGCTCGATTGGGACCAGACCAACACCATCGAACAGTTCGATGTGACCTTTGCTTATGACTACTGGATTCCCGATCCATCCTACCAGACAACGCCTGATGATTTCACGGGCGTCAGCGCGGATGATGGCATCGGCTAACAGTTATACGCAGTTATACTCAATTCCGGAATTGAGTATAGAAGCTATAACTTTCAACATGTTGGGGGGTTAATTGCGGATATTCGGAATTGAAATCCGAAGGGCTAGACAGGATTACGTCGAAAACCTCCCGACATTTGCCGAACCGGTAAAGGACGATGGGGCCACGGTCGTACAGGCCATGCCTGTGGGCGGCGCATCTGCGTCCTACATCGATCTGGATGGTCAGGTCAAGAACGAAGCCGAACTGGTTACCCGCTATCGCCAGATGACCCAGCAGCCTGAACTGTCGCAGGCGGTTGTGCATATCGTCAATGAAGCCATCGTCAACGAAGATGATCAAGATATCGTCTCGCTCAACTTCGATGAAGATGAAGATGATGCGATTCCGGATGAACTCAAGGACGTTCTGGTCGAGATATTTGCGGAAATCCTGCGACTGCTGGACTTCCGGACCCATGCCTATGAAATCTTCCGAACATGGTATGTGGATGGCCGCCTGTACTTCCACATCGTGGTGGACCCCGCGATGCTGCAGGAGGGCATTCAGGAAATCCGGTATATCGACCCGCGCAAAATTCGCAAAATTCGCGAAATTGCGAAGGTCCCTGATCCAAAAAACAACATCGTGCAGACCAAAATTGTCAATGAGTTCTACCTGTACAATGAGCGCGGCTTTGGTGTGACCCAGAAAGGTCTGGCCACCGAGACCAAGGGTATCAAGATTGCCAAGGATTCAATTGTTCTCACCACATCCGGCCTGACCGATGAATATGGCAAGATGGTCCTCTCCTATCTGCATGAGGCCATCAAGCCGCTGAACCAGCTTCGTGCCTTGGAAGATGCGGCGGTGATCTACCGGCTGGTGCGTGCTCCCGAGCGCCGGATCTTCTACATCGATGTTGGTGATTTGCCGAAGATGCAGGCCGAACAGTACCTGCGTGATATGATGACCAAGCACAAGAACCGCTTGGTCTATGATGCCACCACCGGTCAAATTCGCGATGACCGCAAATTCATGACCATGCTGGAGGACTTCTGGCTTCCGCGTCGGGGCGATGGCAAGACCACGGAAATCTCCACACTGCCGGGCGGTGAAAACCTCGGGCAGATGGATGATGTGCTGTACTTCCAGAAGAAACTGTTTGCTTCGCTCTATGTACCAGTGTCGCGGCTGGATAGCGAATCGATGGCCACCTTCCCGCTGGCCACCGAAATTTCGCATGAGGAAGTGAATTTCTCCCGTTTCATCGACCGGCTGCGCATGCGGTTCTCCAGCATGTTCCTCCAGTTGCTGGAGCGACAGGTCGTTCTCATGGGTGCGATGACACCTGATGAATGGGAAATGATCAAGGGCAAAATCAAGTTCAAATATGCCCGAGATACCATGTTCTCGGAAATGAAGGACCAGCAGATTTGGCAGCAGCGCTTGAATGTCGCCACTCTGATGATGCCCTTCGTGGGCCGTTTCATTTCCAACAAATGGATACGGACACACATCTTCCAGCAGACCGAAGAAGACCAGAAGCTGATGGATAAGGAGATTGCGGAGGAGGCGATGAATCCGCAATATGCCCAGATTGACCCTGCCACCGGCATGCCGCTGGAAAATCCGATGGACCCCAATGCCATTGGCAACCCTGATAACAGTCCCCTTGGTATGGATGATGCACAGGCACTCACCCCCATGCCAACCGATGCCGACCAGAAATTAGACAAGAACGGCAAGCCTAAACCCAAGCCCAAATCTAAATAACCATTAGTACAAGGGGATATTTGTGGCCAGATCGAAGTTTCATGCGACCGAGAAGGCGCATCAGGATGCCATCTTTTCGAAGAAGGGTCTTGAGCCCACCAATTACGGTGCCGATACCGGCAAGGATAAGCATGAAAGTTGGATTGGCTCCAAGCTGAGTGATGGGCGCTATTTGCACACCCATCATAACCATACGACTGGCAAAATTACACACCGATGGAGTGGACCGCCCGTGAAAGAAGAACAAGAAAATCTGGACGAAATTTCCAAAGCCACACTGGAGCGCTATCGTTCCAAGGCCAAGACGAAGTTTCGCGAGAAGGGCGGCATCAACAAGGCTCTGGAAGATCAGGATAAGAAGCGCCCGGAGCGCAAGAAGGCCGCCAATGAATCCATCGTTGATGTGATCATGACTGCCGATGAAATCGAGTATTTGAATTATGTCAATGCTTTCGAACCGCGCATCGATGCCATCGTGGATGGTCTCAAGGAAGACCTGAAGAAGAAACTGTTCAATCTGTCCGAGAAGAAAATGTCATGCACCTGCGATGATGGTGACGACAAGGATGATGACAAGAAGGATAAAAAGGACAAGGACGACGACAAGGATGATGATAAAGACGACAAGAAGCCTGCCTTCTTGAAGAAAAAGGACAAGAAAAATGACTGATCACAACCATTCAGATACTGAACTGAATCAGAACGCCCGGGAACTTGTCCTCCATGGCGATAACACCTCGCATCTGTATCATACTTCCAAGGTTCCGATCATGAAAAGCCTTGAGAAGAAACAGAAGAAGGGTGTGTATGACCACGAGAAGGCCAAGAAACTGTGGAAGTACCATGCCGACCGTGCGGCCCAGAGTTACACCAAGGAGCATGGGCATCCCGGTCAGAAGTGGCATGAACTGTTCTCGCCTGCCGACCGCAAGGCAGCGGCCCATCACTGGGCTGATGAACACTTCCATGAAATGGGTCTGGGCAACTACCATGAGTCCACCAACTTCGCGGAAGAAATCGTTTATGCGGCCATG